TTATCCTACTTTTCATAGCTAAAGTATTAAGTTCTAATAATACTTCTGGATTATCTTTAATCATTTCAAGATATCCTTTTATATCAGTTCTCCATATTTTAAACTCATCACTAGTAAGATATGTAGAAGCTTCTTTATAAGTTAAATTATTTTCTTTAGCATATTTTACAAATAAATTATTAATTTCTTTTTCTATTTCTTTGCCTGCTTTTTTATATTGAGATTGAAGTTCTTTGGATAATTTATTGCAGTCTTTGATTCCTTTATTCAGCTTTTCTTTTTCCCTCTTTTGCCAATACTCTCTATTATTCTTTACCATCTTCTTCACCTACTTCAGCAGGTTTTTCTTGTTGCACTTCATAAGGTTGCTCATATACTGATTCTTCTTCATCTTCTTTTTTCTTTAATTCTGCTTGTGGATCGCTTATAGATGGGAACATTCCTATTACAGTTTCTTTGCTCAATATTCCTGTTAATGTTTGCATCATTTGTGCAATTTCTAATTCATTTACTGGTCTATTTCTAGTAAATACTGGCTCTATATCTATAAAATCAAATTGTAAACTACTATCCTTAGTTCTTAAATAGTTACATATCAATTCTATTCTTCTCATTAATCCTTTTCTAAACTTAGCTTCTTTTACCGAAGTTAGATTATCAATTCCCATAAGCTTATATTTCATTGCTTCTCCACTTATGTTCCCGCTAAATGATTCATCTGTTAAATTTGGAACTAATGAAAATTTATGAATATCATTATCTAATCTATTTTTATAATTTTCTAAAGCTGTATCTTGAATATCTTTTATTAAATATTTTGCATCTCCAGTATTATCTTGAAAATTTATTATATGCATATCTTTTAATGTTTTAGATGCTTCATCATCTACAACATAGCCACTTATAACCAACATCGCATTCGTGAAATATTCAAAGTCATTAGCTGTGTCGGACTGAACTTTGTTATATTCATCTATCAATGTCATTACCTTTTCAAAATCTCCGAATAATTCATCATTGTTAATATAAACTACTACTGGTACATCTTTAAAAAAATGTTCTCTTGTTTTACTTTCATCTATAACAAAGCTGTATTGTTTAATAGTTCCATACATTATTTTACCAGTTTCAATTATTTCATCTTTATCATTTAAAATAGGGCCTGTATATATTTCACATTTTGTTATTATCTCATTTGTATTAACTATTTTTTCTTCCCAATACCTTATAGCATAAAGTATATTGTCTTCTATTGTATCATCATATACTATTGCTACTTCGTTTCCTCCAAATGCCTTAAATCTTGGTTGCATGTCTTCATCTATATATAATAGTTCAACTGCATATCCTCCAATAGATGCTCTTTTAGCTAAAGTAGTATTATGATCATGCTCGTCATTGTATTTTAATATATCGTTTAATTTTTCTAGTAACTGTTCATCTTCACTTTTATATGTCACTTGTTTACCTAAAAAATAACCTACTGCCATAGTTGTTATATAGTTTGCATATGGAGTTGCTAAATAGTTATGAGGTTTTCCATCATTTTCATATTTTCTATTAAATATGTCTGCATGATTATTGTAGTATTTTTCTAGTTTATCAATTCTAGCCTTTTCAAATCTGTGTTCATCTAATATGTAATCAATTGTTTCTTTATTTAATTCAGCATCTCTTGGAATTTTAATTCTTCTATTAATCAATTTATCACCTTCTAAATCCCTAATTTTCGTCTATCAATTATTTTTCCTATTTGTTTAGTTGATTCCATTGCATATCTTAATGCATCCATTAAATGATTATAATCATCAATAGGTTTGTTAATAACCGCTCCATTTTTTGTATCCCATACATAATTATTAAGCTCTACTAATGTATTTTCACATTTTGGATGTACATATATTTTATAATCTTGTATATTCTGTATCCCATTCAATATGCTGTCTTTTCCTTTGCTAGCTGCCTTTATTCTTATAATGCCTTGCTTTCTTATATCATCAATACTTTTAGGTTCTGCACTATCAGCTATAATAGACTCTTTGGAATATCCTTTGTATTTAATCATATTAGCTATATCTGTATTTAACATCGCTTTTTGATAATGCTCATCAAATATATATAATGTCTTTTCTTTTATATTAGCTAAGCAACATATAAAAGCTGTTGGATCATTGGTGTAACCAAAGTCTAATCCAAAATAAGCTTTATATCCTTCTTTTTTGCTTATTTCACGATAATCAAATTCTAATTCTTCAAAATTGTCATACACTAAACCTTCAGCTATTCCCCAGTTACCCATTCCTTCTATATAATATCTTCTAGGATTATTTATCTTCATTTTTTCAAATATTTCAATATCGTCATCTCCTAAAAATTCATTACATTTGTATGTACTTGTTAAGGCTAATACATTATCATCTTCAACATCAAAAAATCTTTTTTTTATCCATATTTTTTCTGACCATGGGTTAAAAGTAAGAGTTATTTGTTTAAAATATCCTGGAGGTAATTCACCTCTTATTGACATATCTACTTTATTAAAATCATCTTCATTAGTCATTTGAAATGCCTCTTCAAACCAGCACCAACATAAATAACCTATTTCAACTGTAATTGAAGTAATAGACATAGGATCATCCAATCCTCTAAATAATATCTTTTGGCCTGTTGGAATATAAGTTGCTTCTAAAGGTGATTTGCTAAATTTCCATAAATGCGATACTCCCAAATTATTTGCCGCCCATTTTAATTGTGTCCATGTGCTATCTTTATGAGTATTAAATACTCTTCTTATAACTAAAGTATTAGCTAAAGGATACTGCATCATTTTATAGATTATTTTCATAGATTGTGTAGTTGATTTTTTACTGCCTCTGCCTCCTTTAAGTGCAATATATCTGACTTTAGAATTCCAAAATGTTTTATATCCTTTTCCTATTTTTTTAGCTATATTAATTTCAATCTTCGAGGTCATCTTCTCCAGTAAATACAACTACCTGATTTACATCAGCTTCTACTTTATCTGTAAATAATCTATATCTTTTCCCTAATAATTCAGCTGCTTTTATTTTATCTTTTGCTGATAATTCTTTTTTTACTTTTTTTATTTCTGTTTGGAAATCTCCTACATTTACTGTAACAACAACTTCTTCCTTTTCTTCATTTCTAATTACTTTTGTTAAATATTCTAAAACTTCTTCTGCCTTAGCTATCCTTTTATCTTCTATTTCTTTCATTCTCTCATCAATGTAGTTTTTAATGTTAGGTTTTGCAAGGTTTTTACTTCCTTCCGTTCTAGCTGTTGCATCATTGTTACATCCATAAGCTCTTTTATAACTTTCAGTAGCATTAAGTGACTCAATATAGTAATCACAAAATGCTTTTTGTTTTTCAGTTAGCTTCACCTAATGCCACCTCCCTATTAATATTTTTCAATAATCGCCATTAATAAATCCTTCAAACTCTTCATCATTAGCTATAACTCCAAAGTAATAGCACTCGTGTCCAAAATAAATATGAAATAAAGGCACAGAACAATATATAATGCATTTCACAGTAGACATATTTGCTACACATCGCAATCCTTGGTCTGCTAAATATTCATTAATTCTTAGAAAATATAATATAAATGATATTAACGATACTGCTACAAATGCTAAATATATTTTAAATATCATTTTATTTGCTCCTTTTACTATTTATATTTTTATTTCTATACTTTAGCTTTCTTTTGTCCGACTTGGCTTCTATTAATTCCTGAACTAATCTTATATATTTTTCATCATTACTTACCCTCGCATGACTGGTCAATAGATACAAGTTTCTAGTTTTAGGCATCTTTTTTCTTATGCAGTTATCTATCACTGTTTTAGTGACATTAAAACCATATATGTGGGAATGTCCTTTTATAAACGGCTTCTCAGTGTTATATACAACATATCCTTTCTTTACTGCTAGTATTATGTATTCTTTTCTTTCATACACTTTCTTTGCTCCATCCGTTTTATCAAAATTTGGTATTTCCTTCATAATGTCATCATATTTGTACAATTCCTTTGGAACTTCTATTGTAGGTTTTATAACTTCATCTATTTCCTTCCATCTTTTCACCATATAATCACACCTTTTAACAAAATAAAAAAGAGCACTAATAATTTAGTGTTCTTTGTGGGAGTAATGAATAAAAACAATCATTAGAAGGTTTCCAGAGTTGCACTGGATAATACTCATACCTTCATATTGCACCCAAATCAATGGGCGCATTAAAATGGAATATA